GATTTACCAATTTTTATGAGGGCAACAACAAACCCCGGTGGTAGAGGACATCATTGGGTAAAGAAAATGTTTATAGACCCTGCACCATATGGTCAACCATTTGATGCAACAAATATAGAAACAAATGAAGTATTAAAATATCCTGCAGGACATCGTAAAGCAGGAGAGTCATTATTTCAAAGAAGATTTATACCTGCTAGATTAACAGATAATCCATACTTAGCAGACTCAGGCGATTACGAAGCTATGTTATTATCTTTGCCTGAACAACAACGGAGACAATTACTTGAAGGCGATTGGGATATTAAAGAAGGTGCAGCGTTTACTGAATTTAATCGTGACATACACGTTGTTGAGCCTTTTCGTATACCTTCTAATTGGGTAAAGTTTAGAGCTTGTGACTATGGATATGGTAGTAAATCAGGTGTAGTATGGTTTGCAGTATCTCCTTCAGAACAACTTATTGTTTATAGAGAGTTATACAAGTCAAAAGTTCTTGCTACAGACTTAGCAGATATGGTTCTAGGACTAGAAGCAGAAGATGGTAATATAAAGTATGGAGTTCTTGATAGTTCTCTTTGGCATAAAAGAGGTGATACAGGACCTTCATTAGCAGAACAAATGATTTCAAGAGGGTGTCGTTGGAGACCTTCAGACAGAAGTAGAGGAAGTCGTGTGGCAGGTAAAAACGAACTACATAGAAGACTACAAGTGGATGAATATACAGAAGAGCCTAGATTAGTATTTTTTAGTAATTGTATAAATTTAATATCTCAGATACCTGCATTGCCGATAGATAAAAAAAATCCTGAAGATATTGACACAAATTCAGAAGATCACTTGTATGATGCGTTAAGATATGGTATAATGTCAAGACCACGTTTTAGCATATTTGATTACGACCCTATAGGTAGACCTAAGTCTAGTATGCCTGTAGCAGACTCAACATTTGGATATTAATATGGCAGAAGAAAATGAAATAATGGAAACTGATGGCATCGCATTAGACGATGTTAAAGAAGAAACCTCTACCGAAGACGTAGACGTTGGCAACATCGTTGGTTATGTCATGGGTAGATTTAAAAAGTCAGAAGACTATAGATACGAAGATGAACTAAGATGGGTTAGATCGTATAGAAACTATAGGGGAATATATGGACCTGATGTTCAATTTACTGAAGCAGAAAAGTCTAGAGTGTTTGTAAAGATAACAAAAACAAAAACTCTTGCAGCATATGGTCAAATAGTAGATGTTTTGTTTGCTAATAATAAATTCCCATTAAGTGTAGACCCAACAAAATTACCAGAAGGAGTAGCAAAAGATGTTTCATTTGACCCCAAAGAACCTGAAGAACTACGCAATTCAAACTTGGAATCACCTTATGGTTTCAATGGCGATGGCATGGAGTTACCTAAAGGAGCAACTGAAAAAAGTTTACTTGAAAGGCTTGGACCTTTGGAAGAAAAGTTGCAAAATGTTGAAGGACTTAAAGAAGAGACTGGCAAAACTCCTACAGCGATAACATTTAGTCCTGCTATGGTAGCAGCTAAAAACATGGAAAAAAAGATACACGATCAACTAGAAGAGTCTAGTGGAACAAAGCATTTGCGTAGCACTGCTTTTGAGATGGCACTTTTTGGAACAGGTATTATGAAAGGACCTTTTGCAGTAGACAAAGAATATGCTAATTGGGATGAAGAGGGTAATTATAGTCCTGTTTTTAAAACTGTTCCACAAGTTAATAATGTATCTGTTTGGAACTTTTATCCTGACCCTGATGCATATAACATGGATGAAGCGTTATATGTTATAGAGAGACATAAAATGTCTAGATCAGAAATGAGAGCATTAAAGAAAAGACCTTTCTTTAGAGAAAATGTTATTGATGAAGTTATCATGGATGGTGAAAACTATGTCAAGAAATATTGGGAAGATGATTTAACAGATTACAATCAAGAAAATTACATTGATAGATTTGAAGTGTTTGAGTATTGGGGTATGATTGATACAGACATGATCATGGATCAAGAAATAGAAATACCTGAAGAACTAAAAGAATTTGACGAACTACAAGCAAATATATGGATATGTAATAATAAATTACTTAGAGTTGTATTAAATCCATTTAAACCTGCTAAGATACCTTATACTGCAGCACCATATGAATTAAATCCATATTCTTTCTTTGGAATTGGATTAGCAGAAAATATGGATGATACACAAACTCTTATGAATGGTTTCATGAGAATGGCAGTAGATAATGCAGTGTTATCAGGAAACTTACTAATAGAAGTAGACGAAACAAACCTAGTTCCGGGTCAAGACCTATCTGTGTATCCGGGTAAGATATTTAGAAGACAAGGTGGAGCACCGGGTCAGGCAATCTTCGGTACAAAGTTTCCAAATGTGTCTACAGAAAATATGCAGTTATTTGATAAAGCAAGACAGTTAGCAGATGAAAGCACAGGCTTTCCGTCTTTTGCTCATGGACAGACAGGCATTACAGGTGTAGGTAGAACTGCATCAGGTATATCTATGTTGATGAGTGCAGCAGCAGGTAGTATCAAGACTGTTATAAAAAACATAGATGACTATCTACTAAAACCTCTAGGTGAAGGATTGTTTAGATTTAATATGCAGTTTGATTTTGATCCGAGTATAAAAGGTGATTTAGAAGTTGTTGCACGTGGAACAGAGAGTCTAATGGCAAACGAAGTTAGATCACAAAGACTTATGCAGTTTTTACAAGTATCATCTAATCCTGCTCTAGCACCTTTTGCTAAGTTTGATTACATTATACGTGAAATCGCAAAGTCTTTAGATTTAGATGTAGATAAAGTAACTAATAGTTTACAAGAAGCAGCTTTACAAGCAGAACTTATGAAAGACTTTCAACAAGCACAACCACAACAAGCACAAGCTCCTGCAGGTGCAGACCCTAATGACCCAACAGGTGCAGGTGGAGGAACTATAGGAACAGGTGTAGCACCTGTACCACAGGAACAAGGATTTACAGGAAGACCTCAAGGTGGACAAGAAAATACTGAGCAAACTGAAACCCCTAGTGAGCAATCACAACCAATGGGAAGTATTCAGTAATTACATAGATGCTCTTATAGAGCAACAACATAAAGCTATAGAGCAAACAGACAGTACAGTTTTAATGTATAGAAGTCAAGGTTCTATTTCTACTTTGCGTAGACTAAAACTATTAAGGGATGAGGTCTTTAAAAATGTCAGTTGAATCTAGAAGAAAGCAACGAGAGCCAAAAACAGATACGGAAAAGTTGCTTCAAAAAGAAAAAGCTAAAGCAGGACTTCAGGCTCTAGCTATAGGTCCTGTTACAGGTGTATTAGGACTTCCTTCTGATATATTAGACTTAGCAGACATGGCTAATGATGCAGTTGCTAAATATGGCGAAGATACAGTTTTAGGACAGTTTTCTAAACTAATAAAACCAAAGTTAGATGAAGTACAAGAAAAGTATGGTAGAGAAGCATTTGATAGAGGATTTACAGAACTAACAGGTATAAAGTCAGATGTAACTAATCCACCACAGATGTTAGGTGAACTAATATCTTTAGGCACTTTAGCAAAAACAGGGGTAAAGGTAGCAAAGACAGTCGGAGAAACTTTTTCTGACACATATAAAGGAACTAAAAAACTATTTGAAGATTCTACTATTCCACCTGCAGGAGGTTCTAAGTTAGCAACAGTAGACGATGCACCACTTCCTGAAATAAAAGAAACGGAAACTTTATTACAAAAACCTGAAAAAGTAGACACAACTCTTAAAACTCCTAGTGCAGAGGACTACGCAAATCTACCTGTAATTAATCCAAGCGTAATTGGATTACAAACTGAGATAGGTAAAAGACAAGCTAAAAAGTTTTTTGATTTAGAAAAAAATACTAATAAATCTCCTGAAGAAATATTTGCAGAAACAGGGGTATACAGAGGTCCTGATAAAAAATTAAGATACGAGTTAGATGATCGAGGAGCAAAACTAACTAAAACTATTAAAAAACAATTTAAAAATTTTGATAGTGAAGTGCCTATGAGTAAATTACCTCTAGGAAAAGAATTTACATTAGAACAAATTTTTGACTTTGATGCTCTTTACAAACAATACGATAAAGGCATTTTGCAAAATAATATAATGTATAAACCTATAAAAGATTTAAAGATAAGGTTTAAAAAGATATTATTTAATTTTAATGATTTAGGTGGATATGATCCTGTTGACGATGTTATAGACATAAATTTAAATGCTACTGCATTTGGACATACGGATAAAAGTTTTAAAACTACCAAGGTAACTCCTAAAGAAAGACAGGCTAGAATTGAATCAACTATATTACACGAAATACAACACGCTATTCAACATAGAGAGGGGTTTTTTAGTGGAGGCAATTCAAGGGATAGACTAAATAAAATTAATCCAAATCATAAACAAGATGGAGACACTAATAGAGCTTTACTTGATAAAGCTAGAGAAAGATTAGAAAAAGTAAATGAAGATGCAAGATTTCCAATTGAGAATTTTATAGATGAAAAGATTAGATTAGAAAAAAAAGCTAAGAGTGGTGAAGAAATAGGAGAGTTTGCTAAAGAATATTTAGAAGAATTAAAAGAAAAAGTTGATAATCTAGACATACCAAAAAACGTTAAAGCAAAATACGGAAAAGATTATGAAAACTACAGAAAAAATCAAGACATTTTAGACGATCAATCTAGAAAAGCCTACCAAGAATATAGAGATATATATGGTGAAAGAGAAGCTAGGTTAGTAGAAGATAGATATCAAAAAAGAAAAGAGCTATTAGGCAAAGATGATACCTTTATAAAAAAATTATTTCGTGGTAAGCAAGACGATGTAGATACAAGTCTTAGAGGAGACACAGAATTTATACAAGAGTTCGGTGGAGTTTCTCCGAATGCTAAACTTGTAAAAGATGCAGATGGTCAGATTGTAGGAGTTGCATCTACCAAAAGTGAGGTTTTAGAAAAAAAATCTCCAATTAGATTTTTATATGATAAATTACCTGAGTCCGAAAAAGTATTGCTACCTAAACAAAAAGATGATTTTAGCATAGCAGGTTATCATGGAACATCAAAATCTAGAAAAGTAGGTGAACCTTTTTTTGATATAAGTTTTGGAAGGCAACA